GTTATAAACATTCGTATATGATATTCCTAATTTATCTGCAATTATTTCCGAATATGTTTTACAAGTATTATCAATCGAATTTGTATTTAACGAATGAGAACATCCAAAAACATATATGTGTTCGTATTTATTCTCCCCAATGTTGTTTTCTAAGTTCATACATATCGATTGCTTCACGTTTCATTTGATTACCAGGATTAAAATATGCACCTTTCTTTAAGTACCCACCTAAGAAATTTCTTCTCATTCTATTTGGGTCTCTATTTGGTTCTGAACCATGTACAACGTGTGAGTGTAATAATGCAACTTGTCCTTTTTTCAAATATCCTTCTACCTTACGGAAATCATGTCCTTCTGGCATTACACAACTAATTCCTCTTTCACTTCTCCAGTTATCAGTATTTGTTGCTTTTCTTTCCTCATTATCTTCTACCGGTAATACAGGTAATCTATGTGAACCTTCATAATTCCAAACTGCACCATTTTCAGGGTCGTGATTATCCAATGCCAAGGCAGTGTTGATAATTTCATTATGTCCACACCCAGTATAAAAAGCATTTTGATGTTGGTCTCTACCCAATTCACCTTTTGGTTTGTAATAACCCCAAGTTTGTAATCCAACTACTTCACCTTCCATTAGGAATTCTGCTGCTTCTAAAATCTTTGGATGTGCAAATAATTTAGCGATTTTTTCTGATTCTTTATGTGGATACATAATTGGTTCGAACTCTTGCCATTTTCCTGGTTCTCTTTCATTACGCTCTAAACGCAATTTATCCAATTCTGCATTAATTTCATCAACTTCTTTTTCGGTAAGTAATTCTAAAACTGTAAATCCGCGGTATCTCCAATCAAAAGACATTTGTTGAAGTTCTTCTTGTGTAAGATGTTTGTATGCCATAACTTATTTGTTTATTTTATATAAATATATATTTTTTAGAAAAACCGATTATGATTTTCGTCATTTCCAAAATTGTAGTAAATTTGGTAAATACATTTTTAAATTAGGTATTTTATCATAATGTAATAAAATTGCTCTTCTATTAGATTCAGAAACATTCATATCCAATACCTGTCCATCTTCTCTATATGTAGTTTCCTTTGGACCAGTTATTCGCCATTTAAGTGAAACCGAAACATACATAGGATTATTTTGTATATTAGTAAATGTATTTGCACTAATTTCAAATATTGCTGAATTTGTATCCGTTGCGTTTTGTGTAAAATATCTAGTTATATATCCTTTTTCATAATCACGAGTATTAGGATTTGGTATATGCGTAGTTATTGAGTTAGTGGGTATTACACTATTTCTTGTTAATTTTTTATATGATTCTAATATACCCATTATTTTTCGTCTCCGATTATTCTTAATTGTCCTTCAATATCAGTCCACCAATTCATACCATCAATTGTATGGTCTACCTTAACTACTTGGAAAAAATTGGGAGCTCCAAATTGTTTCGGTAATCCATCAATTCTAAATTTATCACCAACTTTAAATCCACTTACACCATGTACTCTAAAATTAAATGTTGCTAAACCAAAGGGTGGATTTTGTTTATTATTTTTATCATTTGAACGACCAACACCTCCACCTTTTGCAATACCTTTATCAACTAAGAATACCTGTCTTAGGGCTGCACTATCATTCCATGCACCAACCATAAATAATTCTTCAATGGTTACATCATTTGATGATTTAAAATCTAAAAGTGTTTTTGTTATGTCTAACTTACCATTTCTATCTTGAATTTTTGGTAGTACTGCACCTGTTTTTGTGTAATATTCATAGTTTAATGTTCTTGCTTCATCTTCCAATTCATCTTTAGATTTACTAGGTGCAGGTGCGTTAGCATCCTTTGTTACTTCTTGTTCTTTATCTTCAACTTTTAATCCTTGCAAGATTGTACCGACCATATCTTCTCTATTACTCCACACATTACCCTTCATAGGACGTGGATTTAATTCTGGACTATGTTCGAACTTACTATTTAGTTTCTTTTGAACTTGCGATGACATCATAGCTTGAGGAACTTCTACACTAAAATCACAACTTACAAATGGTGATTCTACACCTCTAGCTTGTAATTCAGTAACCCCATCAGTCATTACTTGACCTGAAAAATTCAAATCTACTACACTCAATTCTAAATCACCATTTCTTAAATTTGGATTTTCTAATATTTGAAAACGCCAAATAGAATTACACGCTGCTGACATACCATTCAACATTTCGTATAACACATCTCTAATCACAAAGTTTGGTTTAGATATACATTCTATAAAAAAATCAAAATTAATATATAAGTTTTTTAAATAACCCCAAAAATATGGTTCTTCTATTATAGTATCAAATGATGAATCTACTTTACTACGATTTACCTCTAATGCATATGTTGCAGGAAATGCATATGGAACTGGTCTATTAGTTTTCATAGCAAAATCCTTTTTAGAACCATTTGGCCAAAGTTTTTCATCATATGTATTAATATCCGTAAGTGGATGTAAATTTGCTAAATTAGCCTCATTATTTAAATCCGAATAAATTATAAAATCTTTCAATTCTGTTGTTGATGAAAGTGCATCTAATAATTTAAAATTTGGTGCTGTTGTGTTTGGGATAAATAATTTAGATTTATCCGTTGAAAACATATGTGGAAATCCACTACAAAGTGTTTGTTGAATTTTAATTCGTTGGTCACGTGATTTCTTATTACAACCTGAACTTTGTGGTTTTAAATTTATTGGATATGTGTTAATTATTTCACACGCAAGTTCAAAACGAATATATCTATCCTCCGTTACTAATGGAATATCTTTTGGAATTTTAGCTTCTTTTGTTGCATCTTGAGATTTTAATTCAGGTGCATCCGATAATGTATCTGCTAATTCTTCCCTAACCACTTTATCCATATTTACATAGTTAGCTGCTGCTGACCAATATGGATTATCTACTAATTTTTTAACTAATTGTGTTCTTTTTTGACCAGGTAATTCATTAAACATTTGCATAAAAAGAGCTCTACCTAAATTTTTAGAACCCAATGCAGAATCAATATCTTGTGAACTAAATGTAAGACTTGAATCTTTTGTAGGTTGGTCTTTTTTATTTGCATCTCTATGAGTTTGCATATATTCGGCAACATTACCTACTGATGTTATTTTTATTTCTAATTCATAAGTTTCGTTATCACCAAATGATATACCACCACCAGTTACAATTCCTAAAAATGCATCATATGTAAATCCAGAATTTTGTCTTTTGGTTTTTATAACACCCCAATTATCATATGCTACAATATCACATTTATCTATCGTCTTACCACCACCACTACATTTTTGACTAACCGATTCTTTTACATTCCAACCCCATTCACACAATATATGAAATCCACCTTCTAAAAAATATTCAGAAAGTACTTCCGCTTGTTTTAAAGTAAATGCAGTTATTTTAACAGTTGCAAGACGTGAACCAGCTTCTGCTTTTTCATCCATTGTCATACTTGTGATGATTGGAGATGGTCTTAATGCTCTATCCATTCCGTTTTTCACCATTACTTCATCACCAGAAAAATTGTGACCTAAAATACCACTACCTTTGTATGTACCATTACTACCATAATTTGTGTTGAAATCGCCACCACTATCATGAATACTTTCCATTATCAATCCATTTGGTGATACTGCAGATACTAAACGTATCCATGTAGACAAACCACTAACACCCCCCATAGAAAGAGGATTATTATTTCCAGCTCGAGATTTTAATAGAGCATCCAATTCTGGATATAAATTAGAACAATTTGGATATGAACCTGGCATTGATTGTTATTTTGTAAAATTATTAATAATAGCTGTGTAATTCTTTGGTATTCGTAGAATAGTTCCATCTGCGATTGCAAATGGTGCATCGTGAATATTATTAGCAGTTGCTATAATCCACCATAAGGATGCATCTCCAAAGAATTGATGTGCAAGTGTATCCAATCGGTCACCCGTCTGGGTCACTGCATAAATATCACTATCTGAAAGAGGTATGTTTGGGTATATTTTTGTTCTATATACCATTCTACCATCTTTTAGTTTTTGAATCTTATTATTTGTATATCTACTTGCCATACTATATTAAATATTAGATTTTATTAAAATGGTGATGAGGTTTGTAATTTACCAGATGATTGTATAGTATCCATTTGGTCTTTACTAAAAAATTTATTCATAGGGTCTTTACCACCATTATCACTTACCCATTTAGCATATTCAACATACGAACTTAAATTATTTTCTAACAAAAATACACGTTCAACTATATCACCATCAGATTTACTAACTTCTGCGTAATATGCTTCTTCTTCTAATTTTGTTATATTACTAATAGTTCGTTTAGCACCTTCATATGAAGCAAATCTCTGTGCTAACCAATCTGGATACCCAATACCTTTATATTTTTTCAATGCTTTTTCCCTAACCACCATATATGAACTCTCAACTACTTTTGCACTTTCAGTTGTAGATGCAGGTTTAGAATCTCCCTGTGGTGTGTCCGTAGGTTTACCAGTATCTAATGATTTAGGAGTTGATGTTGATGTTTGAGCAGGTGGTGCTTGAGTTTGTTCAACACCAGTAGAATCTACTTTTGGTGGTTGTGTTGGTTTTTTAGTTTGAACTTGTTTGAAATTTGAATCTCCAGCTACTTGTGGTTGTGTTATTGGGTCAGTTCCTACTACATTACCTTTTTGTTCCGCACGTTTGTTATTGATTCCTTTAACTGCATCTGCAGACATTTCGTAGTTATATAATGATTTTGTTTCAACACCTGCACTTTCTACTAATTTAAATTCAATTTGGACATCTACCACTTTTGGTAAATAAAAATCTTCTATGGTTGTTTCCCATGTAATATCATCTGCAATTGTATATGAAAGTGAATTAATAAATCCAACTCTTTGTTTATAGATACTACCAATTGTCATTTGTATAAATGGTGCCTCAATCATTTTATCTACAATTTTTGGATACACCTTACTACTTAACCAACTTATCTTTTCCCACATAAGTGCAAGTTCATCTGCACTCATACAATACATTCTTAATGTAAAACTAGCACTACGTTCTACTCCACTATAAGTCCAAAATGGATATGGATTCCCAACAAATTTAGATGAATCCCATGAAGGTGAAATTGTTTCAGTAAACCCAGTTATAAGTGTTCTAAAATGTACTACTTTACCACCATCGTTTACACTACCAATTTGAAGTGGTATAAAATCACCAAGTTTATCGGTAGAATTACCAACTACTATATTATTTAATTGGTCTTTACGACTTGATAATCCATATTTATTTTCTAACGTTGGTGTTTTAGCATTTCCTGCTACACCAGTATATGGACGAGTTGGGTCATTTGGTGAAAACTTACCAGTTGTATTTTTAGGGTCAAACAGAGCATATTCAGTTGTACCAAATCTACCTTTTGTTTTTCTTCTATCTATACCTTTAATCGGTGATACAAGGGATAAATCAATACGTGTGGTTACATCTTCATTTTTATAATCACCTAACGTTTCAGTATATGTTTTAGGAGTATTGGTTGTTTCTTTTGTTTGAGATTGAGTTACATTATCAATTTCAGCTTTTGATTCAGTTCCTTTTAATTTTGGTTTTGTGAATCCTTCTGGTAATCCTAATGGCTTTTTACTTTCTTCTTTATCTTTTACATCTTTTTTTAGTTCCGTTATATTACCTATATCCGGAAGTTGTAAATTAGTTTCAACACTATCTCTTTCAACTAATTTATTATATTTTTCTTCATATGTATTTGCAGTTGCAGAAGTTTCCTTTGTTTGCGACGCTACAACTTTATCAATTTCTGGTTTGGATTCCTTACCGGTTAAATTCTTTTTTAACGCGTTAGTTGCATTTGATGCTGCTTTACCTAATTTCTCTTTAGCATCTAATTGTAATTGAGTTATTTTTTTGGTGATATCAGTTCTTGCTTTTTCTGCTAAAACATCTATTTTCTTATCACCAAATTTTGCATCACTTATTTGTTTAGAATATGGATAAGTTGAACTATATTCGTATGAACCATTAGCTTTTGTATTATTTGCACCTAATGATGTTTGGTCTCCAAAAAGGTAACTTCTTAATTTATTTTTACCTAACGTTATACCTTGTCCTAATATTTGTTTACCGATTGTTTGAGGAGTTCCTCCACCACTTTGCTTTAAGAATCTACCAAGTAATGTTCCCTTACCATCATTTTGAATTTTTGAAAGGGTAATCATCGTATCCGGTTCTAATCCTTTTTGCAATTCACCTGTATTTTTTACATAAGTTGGAATTAATAAACTTGGAATACCTAAACGAGTATTTATACCATCTCTTGCTTGATTTAAAGATGTTACTTTACCACCAAATATAAATTTACCGAATTTACCACCTGTGATTGCACCCAATCCTTTGCCAATCAACCCACCATCACCTGCAGAACCACCAGTACCACTTTTCATCAATTCTACTGCAGATGTTGAACGTGTTGCAATACGAATTGCTTGATTTCCATAAAGTAATGGGTTATTTAATTCAACTGCACTTCTAATACGAATACCTTTAACTTCTTCTTCAATTAAAGTTTCAGTATTAGCTTTAACAGCTTTTTCTTGTGAAGAACCTCTAAATTTATCTTGCACAGGAAATTGATTTGGTATCTTCGGTGATATATCTTTGTTTGAACCCTTAAATAATTCTAATATTGTTGGCATAGTTTACGCTCCCATTAATCCAAATCTATTTTGTGAACTTTTTTCTGATGAATTTACTACTGCAGATGAAACCTTTTCTCTATCCATATATATGTTCTTACCACCTGCTGTAACTGCTATCAATTCATCCAATTTTTCTATAATTCGATTACTACCATTAATAGTACCCATAGCACTACCCGCTGCGTTACTTATTGTATTTAAAAGTCCACCCAACCCACCATCGGTAGCAACTGAATTAGCTAATGCCGATGGATTTTTTGTTGCTATTAAAGTATCTGATGGATTCGTTGTTATTACTTTACCATTTTGTATCACACCATCATTAACCGAATCAGTTGGTGGAGTTTGACCAGCAGATTCCGGTGCACCACCTCCTAAAACTGAACCTATGCTCTGAATAACACTTCCGATACCGCCTACAAAATTATTTATAGGGTCTATTAGGTATTTATGCATCCATACACCTAAATCTGAAAATATAGTAAAGAACCCTTCTAAATAATCCATTACCGCATTAAATCCTGCAATCCACGGTTTAAACATTAATGATACGATACCATCACCAATTTGTGATAATCCACCTATAAAATCACCTTTAAATAATTTAATAAGACCTCCGAAAATATCAACAAATCCACTAAGTACTGCTATACTCGTTTCTATTGCTACCACAATCCCAGTATAAAATAATGATGTAATAAAACCAACAACTTCACCAATTTTTTCAAATATTTTAAATAATCCATTAGATGAACCCATCATTTTAGATAATGGTGCAAAAGCTTTAGATAAGTGGTCAAATATACTATTTATGATTGCCATAAATGGTTTTAAGAATCCACTAATCAATCCACCAACTATTTGCATAATTGGTCCTAATGCTTTCATTATTGTAATTCCAACTGGCATAAACGCCATTAACAATTCATTTCCAATAGCTGCAAGTTGATTACCTGCAGTATCAAAATCCGATTGCATTTCCTGTTGTAAAGCCAATTCTTTGGTTTTTGCTGCCAAATCTGCTTTATTCATTTTATTAATATCACCACCAGTCTTTAACACCTGCATTGCAGTTGCTAATTCTTCTTCTCCCAATTTACCAAAACGTTCTCTGATTCTTTGTTGATTTATTAAAGATTCTAATGACATGCCAGTTGCGTTGGTAAGTGCATCTTGTTCGAATTTGTTTAATTTTGTTAAATCTCCTAATGATGCAACCTGGTCTACAACTGCTTGTTGTGATTCTAATATCTTTCCATTAGCTGCTAAATATCTTGCTTGACCTAAATTGATATTAGTACCTAATATTGCACTTGCTTCTAATTCAGAAGTAATACTATTTTGAAAATCTAATAAATTATCAGCTACTTTACCTGCTTCACCAATTGATGTTCCTAATTTAGCTGCTTGAACTGCTGCTTTAGCAAGTTGTTCTGGAGAACCCTGAAAATATCTATACGCATATTCAGAATTATCCGCCATATCTTTAATAACTTGACTAGGAGCTACCTTAGCAAGTCTTGCCATAGATACAGTTTGTGAAATTAGATATTGTGATTGTTCCGCAGATAATCCACCAATATTTTGGAATATTTTATTTAATTTAGCACCTTCTTCAACCCCAACACCAAAGTTTTTATTCAATGTTACCATTGATGTTAAAACTTCATCCGATGCCATTTCTATATTGTTAAATTCACCAGTAAATGTAGATGCTGCTTCTGAAATATCGTCTAATGATGCACCTAATGCAGAAGTTTTACCCAACACACTAACCATTTGTTTATCTAATCCAGCAGTTTGTGAATTTAATAAACCAGTTTCCTCTCTAAACGCTTTAGCTGCAGATGATACTTTGTAAAATGCAATTACACCAGCTGCTGCAGTTGCAACTATTGCTGCTCCAATTAAAACATATGGATTTGCAAGTATTGCTAATGATTCTGCTAATCCTGCAGATGCACCGGATAAAGATTGCATTACAGTTTTACCTTCACGCAATCCACTAGCAAATTGTGTAGTAAAATTCTTAGCTGCATTAGATAATTTTTCTTTTAATAGTTTAGTTCCAATATCACCCAACCCACCCAACAGTTTACCAATTACTGGTATTTCTTTTACATCTTCTACTAATCCATCAAATATACCACCCATAGTTTCAGATAATTTGGTTGCTGCCTCATTTACTTTTTCTATGGTATGTAATCTACCTTGTTCTATATTTAAACCATCTCTAGTTCGTTGTAATTGTTCTAATAAAATAGCATTTGCTCTATCTGAAAGGTTGTAAAAATTACTACTTAATTTTTCCTTTTCTTTATCAATATCTACTAATTTTTTACTAATTTCTTCTGATGATTCTAATTCTGATACCGATGATTTTAAATTAGTTAAATAATCTTTAGCCTTTTCGCTTAAACGTGAATGACCTTTAATGGTATCATCGATACCATCGGTAAGATTTTTACTCATAGATGAAGACAATTTAAGAGCTTCATTATATTCAGTTTGTAATCTAATGTTCTCTTTTTGTTGTTCAGCTAATTGTCTAGCTATTTTATCTGGTCTTGATTCAGCCATTTACTTAAATTATTTTATATTTAAAATTGCTTTGTATTCGCGTGGAATTGGTTTTCCATCTTGTTTTAACTTTTCAACTTTATCGCGAATTTGTTGCATATCATCATCTAATTTATTTGCTAAAGCTACAAATTCAGAATCATTTTTTAATTTATGTGCAAGTAATTTTCCAAATATATAATCAAGAACACCTTCTTTTATAGAATGTTTTTTTGTTATAAATTCTTTTATGGATTTTTTCTTTGCTTCGGTTAATTTCATAGTATTTCCCATTTATACTACTATAAATATAAAGCATAAAAAAAGTGAGGAAATTATTTCCTCACATTTATATTTGGACCTTTCGGTGTGTTTGATGCCTTTTGAGATTTTTTAATATTCTCTTGTTCTATTTTTTTAGCTTCAACTAATTGATTGTAGTAAAAATTCCTAAGATGAACCGGTAATTTATACACATCCATTTGAGTAAATCCATTTCCATAATAACATAATTCAAAAATTTGTTTATGTAAAAGGACTCCATAATTAGTCGGCAGGCCAAAAAAAGTTCACGCCCATTGGTATTGAGCGTACCTCCATTTCCCCAGTTATTGGATTTTCATAATCAAATTCCATATTAACATCTGGAGTGATTTGTTTAATGGCATCTCTGAATGCTTTCGTATCTCTTGTAATGAACTTATTATTGATAAAATCGGTAATTGATTTAGTATCATCTTTACCATCAACCGATTGAATCATATAACGATAACGAGTTGTCAATTCAGATGATGTACCATTTTTATTTAATCTTTGCATTGCTTTAACATCTGCATCAATTGCTTTTTCATCACCATGTGTAAGAATTTTGAATTCCAATTCACTACCTGTTGATGTTTTAAATTTATAACGATTATTTCTATTTAATTTAGTTAAATCAATTTCTTTTGTTTTAACTTTACCTAAATCAATTGAAATTTCTTCTTTTTCCTCTTCGGTTGCAATTTCAATTTTATATTCTGGTCCATATCCTAAAATACGTGTTGCTAACATAATAGCATTCTTATCACCTAATATAATATCATCAGGGTTGATGTTTTTATCCACGATAATCGACTCAAATAATTTATCTAACACAATACCTTTCTTAATCAAATTTTGTGATGTAAGGATTTCTTCTTCCTTAGCTGTCATATATTTGATTTCAATTGTACCTTTTGATAATGGATTTGTTTCTGGATAACATTTACCTTCGGATGGTAATGTTATAACTTCGGTTGGAAATGTATTCTCACTCATAATTATTAACCTTTATTTTGTTATTTGTATATAAATATATAATTTCAAAAAAGTTATAAAAAAAGGAGATATTTCTATCTCCTTCTTTTGTTGTATTCTTAACTTTATATTAGAATTCTAAGATTGCGTAATCATATGCTAATGTTAAAGTAATATCAGCAGGGTCTGTTGCATTTGACCAATCTAAGTCATTAAATGTTGCATTTGTGATAAACGCACCTTTCAATGTCCATTGTTCGATTTTATCACCTACTGGCCCTAACATATAAATTTGAATATCTTTTTTGTAGAACTCAGCGTAACCATCACGACCTGTTAAAGATTCGTGTGATAAACGTACCCACTCCATTACTGCTTGAGCACCTGATGGAACGATTGGGTCAAATAGAGTGATTTCAATATCTTGCCACTCACCTTTACCTTTCAACTTTCTTTTTACGTTGATATGGTCTAATGTTACAGTTTCAAATTGAATTGAAGGTCTATTTGCTGCTTTTACAAGATATGATGGAATACCAGCGATGTCCAAAATGAAACGATGTTTCATCTTTGGTTCAAAATTGGTATAGAACATGTCGTTAAACTCTAATACTTCTGCCATTTTATTTTTTCTCCTATTATACTAATAAATATAATGTTTCTATTTTTTTTATTTTTTTACGCTGAGAATGATGCTCCTGTTGGTAAGATGTTGAAATCTAATACGATAAATTCAGCCGTTTTAGTTGGTTGTAAGAAAATCTGACCAGCTAAGATGTTTCTATCGATTACATCAGGTGTGTTATTGCTCTCATCCATTACTACTCTAAACGCATATAAACCTTGTCTTTGTTGAATTGCTTCTAAGTATGGATTTACTGTGTTTAAGAATCTTGAGCGTGTTGTTGCTGTATTTTGTTCGAACACTAAGTATCTTGATGTAGAAGCGATATACTTCTTAACCTTGATAAGTAATCTTCTTACGTTAATTCTATCTAATGCAGATGATTTTTCTTGTAAAGTCTTTTGACCAAATGCCACGATACCCTCACCAGGGAAAGAAGCGATTGGATTTACTTTACCTTCATATAAGTCATCTCTTTCAGAGTGTGTTAATCTATTCAATACTGAAACTGCCCCAACAATACCACCTCTATTCAAACCAGCTGGTGCGAACCATTCTGCTGCTGTAGCATCGTTTGCTGCGTATATTCCTGGCATCAATACTGATGGTGGAACTGCAGTTAATTTGTTTGTGTTTCTATCGATTGTTTTAACCCACGGGTAGTAAGTTCCAACATAGTTAGAATCTACTGAAGCTGCTTGGTCTGTTGCATCTGAAATAGTTGCAGATTGACCAACTACATCACCGATGAAGAATACATCTTCTCTATTCTCACACATTTCAGTAATATAATCGAATACATAAGAGTGATATTGTCTAACAACACCAGGTGCTGCGATTAAGTTAATATCAAAATCATCAGGATTAGATACTGCGTTGATTGCTTTTACATAAGCAACTGAACCACTTGCAAGTGAACCATTTAAGTTAAATCCTTGTGAATTACCTTCTGATAAATCACTTCCTTTATAGTTTACTCTTGTTGGAGTTACACCATCAAATCCACCTTGAAAACCTAATATGAATTGTCTTTTAGCAACATCGTTTGATGTACCTGCAACTAATGTTAATCCTAAATCTTCTAATGAGAATGCGGTATCAGTTGCTGCGTTTGCAGGGATTGGTTTTAAGTATTGTTTGTTGTTTATTTTAACTACTGCAGTTTCTAAATCAATACCAGAGAACTTAGTCGCTGATGAAGATGTGTTAGCTACTGAACCAGTTGAATAAATTACTGATGGGATAGTACCTGTTGTTGTGTAGATTGGTGCATCGTATCCAGCGTGTCCAAAAGGACCAGCAATGATTGGGAATGTACCATTTGCTTTAACTTCAACTCTTATAAACTTAGAACGATTAGCGTAATCACCAGTTTCGATTTGTTTACCATTTGCATCGATAGTCAATTGTCTATCACCAATTACTTTAGCGATATAATTTGATGATGCAGGGTCTAAGTTTACATTATTATATGTTTCTAATACTATTTTCTTTTTGTCAGTATCACTAAAACCTCTAACTGTTACTGTGAATGTAGCGTAATCAGTTGCTGCTGATTCACCAGCTGCTTTTACATTTGAAATACCAATTTTATATTCAGTATTGTATGCAGAACCATCACCTAACGTATGGAAACGGAAAAGGTCATGAGTTTCACCACTAATTGCTTGTGATTTAACCCACGGAGTAGTTGCGAATGTTACATCAGATGAAAAATCTTGTGTTGGTAATTGTATAACTTTCACTACCGAACCAGATGTTAAATCAAATGATACTGCATCAGTTGCTGTTTTTTCAAAGTATGTGTAAGTATATGCATTCTTAGTACCTTGTGCACTTTCACCAAACACATCAGATAAATCATTACCTGCTGCAGGGTCGATTGAAGCAGATTGGTTGTATCCTAAGTATGAACCACTAATATGGAATGCAGATGCAGAAGGATTAGCAAATATTGCCGAACCAGTTAAACCTACATCTTCGTTATTTTCGTTGGTTACGTGTAATGTACCAATAATTTTATTACCAGTTGCAGAACCGCTAACTGCGATTGCGATTGGAGCTACATGTGTATAACCACCGATATGTCCAACACGAACGATAGTTACTGTCCCTGCTTCTCTTAAATAATTTTGAACTGCGTACCCTGTATAGTATGTTCCATCAGGTGTACCGAATATTTCCTCAAATTCTGATTGTGTATTAACCACAGTTGGTAAGAACGCCGGTCCTTTAGCAAAAGGTCCTACTATTGCTGCTCCTATTTCTCCAATTCCCTGTGCTAAGAATGAAAGGTCATTTTCTCTTGTGAATACACCAGGTGATACAATCTTTTCTGCCATTTTATTTACTCCTAATTAA